CCATGGCTTATGTCGGCAATGTCAGCATATTCGAGGACAGCGGATCTGCCGGTCCGGTGTTCAACCTGATCAACATAAACTTCCCGGGAGGTTGGCCAGAGGACGAGATCCAGCGGATCGGTGAGCCACTCACGTCGATGGGCGTGGACGGCACCCGTGCCAGATACCCTCGCAGCGACTACCCCCAGTTCATCCTCAAGGGACTGTCGGAAGCGGCGACCTACGACGCGGCGGTGGCAGTCTGCAAGGATATGCGTAAGACCCGCATCAAGCGTGCGACGATCCAGATCATCACCAACGGAGTCACCTACACGTTTGGTGGTCGTAAGGCGTACATCTGGGCCATCGCCGCCAAGCCGATCCGAGCCGACGTGGTGACCGCCCTTGGAGCCATCGCCGCCCCCTTGGGTATGGTCTCCTCGGAGTGGACTCTTCAGTTTATCCCAGGAACCTAAAATGCCCGTCCGCATCGACTCCGCCCCTTACGGTCCTCCGGCCGTCCGTATCTTGGTCAAGGACGCCTTCAATGCCGTCGTCAGCACCGGCATCGTCAAGGATAAGTCCAGTGGTGACTGGACGATCCTCCCGATCGCCAACGCCGTGCAGGCCGGGTATGAACTCATGCAGGTGCACCGCTGCGCCCTGCCGGAGATCGGGACAGCGACCTTCCGGTATTTGGTCGGCCAGTTCGTCAACATCCAGGCACACGTCAATGCCCCAGACCTCTACCGAAAGGAGGTCCGGATCCAGGTTGGTGTCAATCAGGACGGTGGGGCGTGGAAGACGATCTTCTGGGGACATGTTGACTACCAGGAGGACCTCTGCTACGCATCAGGCACCGCAGAGGCCGGTCTCCGGGAGTACCGATGCGTGGACGGGTTCGCACGTACTCTTAAGTGGATGGCCGACTACACCGGCTATGATACCGGAGGCGACGGAGCTGGCCAGACCCCGATCTCCATAGGCCCTGGAAAGGTCAACCCCGGCTACAACTACCAGCCGCAGTCCGATGGTCCGATCCTCGGGAACAAGTCCCCGTCCAAGACGTTCGACCGAGACGGGGTGGATGTCAAGTGCCACATCTGGCAGGGGGCGTTCGCGCTGATCGGTACTGACCCGGCTCTCCAGACCCAGAACAAGTGGTACGAGACCGAGATGGTCGCCCACGCATGCTCGGCCACCCGCCCAGACGGCGAGCCGCAGTTCGTCATGGTCGGAGGCGCGGTGGACAACTTCAACGTTGTCACTCCGCAGTCTGTCGGAGAGAACGAGTCGGTCTGGGACGTGGTCTCCCGTATCGTCGCCCGTCGCCGTGGCAACGGGTGCGTGTGGGTGGATTGGGAGGACGTGTCTGGAGCAGGGCCGGGAGACCTCAAGGTATACCTCCGCGTGGGATCCCTTATCTCCGAGACCGTGGTCTATCCGATCCCAGGCGACCTCCCGAACACCGGCAGCATCACCGGGGCGACCTCCGGTGGTACCAAGTTCTTCTTCAACGGGGAGTATGTTTGGGACGTCGAGTCGGACCACCGCAACCTCGACTCGATCTTCCGGCTCACCACCGGAGAGACAAACGTCCACGACTACGTCGAGGTCTACGGCGAGCCGATCGAGGTCGTCGTTACCCTCTGTATGTACGACGGAGTCCTGGACGTCACCAACCCGAGCGTCGCCGCTAACATCTACACGAGCTACGCGTACTCCCTACAGCCTAGGTGGTCGCCGACCGACCTGACAAACTTCACCGCTCTTCCGACGCAGAAGCGGAACATGCCGTACTGGGACTTCATCTTCCAGGGATTCGGGATCCCCCGCAACTGGGGTGGTTTCACCGGAAATGGTTTCAACACGGACAAGAAACGGGTTGACTACCGTTGCTCCCCGGACGGGGAGATCTCCATCCCAGGGTCGAACGATCCTCCTGACACCCTCGGGTGCAACGTCGAGATCATGAGTACCCTCCCCATCTTCGAGGGATATAAGTACGAGGGGGTCTCTTATCCACAGCGCACAGACAACACCCAGCAGTACGGACTCCCGCAGCGCCGTCCACCAACGGTCTACCTCCGTCCGGCTGGTTGGAGCAACAAGGAGCTCGACCTACCGAACAATCAGGACCGATGGTTCCTCCCCGCAGGGAAGCTACCGTCGGTAGTCGGAGATGAGAAGATCTACCCGCAGGGGCTGCAGGAGTTCCAGCCGACCCTTACCGTCCACCCGGACGGCATCCAGTGCTACTCGCAAGCCGCCATGGATCTCGGCCTCCGATACATCGCGGACCCGGCACAGGACGCAGCCAGAGCGGAAACCAATATGGTCGGGGCTTACATCCCGGTGACCAGGCTGGCCTTCACCGTCGGCCTCCGTCTGCCGCACCGCCTCCGCATGTGCAAGATCGGGGCGACCGCGACTTCCTGGATGGATGCCAAGAGGCGTAAGTCGATCTACATCCAGAACGCCCACCTATGGCTCTGCGCCCCGAATGCGATCTACGACCTCAAGCAGACGGATCCTACCAAGTACGGATGGGAGCCGTTGCGAGGATGCCTCGGGTCCACCACCGACCCGGCAATCCTCCGCGACGACCGCCCGCTGCTGGCCCGCTACTTCGAGCTGGCTTGGCGCTGGTACCTCTATCCCAGGAGACGAGTGGTCGTCGGGATGGCGTTCTGCGGATTCCAGGGGTTCTACTACGACGTCAGCGGTACGCCGACGATCGGGAACTATCCGAAGCTCGGAGACTTCATCGACACCCTCCGCGCCAACGGTAACGACTACACCGTCGGGTCGGTGGTCACGTCGATCCTTTATGACCACCAGAAGTACACCACCACCTGGGAAACCGACTGGTTCGACCTGGAGTTCCGATGAACCGATCTGAAGAACAGCAGCTGAGGCAGGAGATCGTCCGCCTCAAGCAATCCATCGCCCTAAGACCAATCCGCGTCCCTACGAGAGGAGGGGGGGGCGTGACCGCGGTCACGGTCATTACCAACAGTGTCGGCTCGTCAACCCTGGCAACAGTCGCGGGCGTCCCATATACCGGCGTGGAAATCCCAGGCTCAACTGTGACATCGGTTCCGACAGCCGTACCAGGGGCGGGGCCTTTCCCAACCGGGCTGGGAAAAGGGACGCTGCGCGGGGCGTCTGTGTGGATCGGGATATTAGTGGGCGGGGTCAATGACTCCGTGGCGACCATTCCTAACGGGCAGACATTCACCACACGCAAGACGATCACCGTGCCTGTTTCAGGCGGCGGTGGCCTGACAGCCCCAGTTTATTTGCCGTGGGATTTCTGACATGTCAGGTCCATTCGGTGTAACCTCGTATAACTATGTATATACGATATATGATTGGGACGTTCTGCATCTGTATCTGGCAGACGCCGCAAAGCTAAGCGGACTATACCGACGCACGTTCTTCACGGATACTCTTTACGACCCTAACGGGGAAACCGGGTCGTTGGTATACGGAGATAGCTCGCGGTTTGAGCGTGGGCAGTACAGTGGCGGGTTGACACCGGGCAGGGAACCGTGGGACGCTTACGTGTTGATAGAGAAGTGGGCAGGGGGGACGCCGGGGGGCGATGGTGTGCCTCAGGTTGACAACTGGAAGTCCCTCGCGATACGAATGGATGACAACCTTAGGTGGTTCACCAACTGGGGGGAAATAGACCCGAGGTTTGGTGCGATAAACCTCGCAGCAATAAACGGCTTCCTCGACGCTTGGTACTACGGGCGCGGTGGTGGCGATTGGGTCATGCCTTCGGTGCATCACAGTGATACCACGGCCCCACGGCCCATTAGCCCGCTGCGACTCTGCGTCACCAAGCCGAGCGTTTCACGCGGCGGGTTTTCCCCGTTGTTCAATACCGACCCACGCCTGTCGGCGGGCGGTTTGTTCACGACACGCGGACCAGCCGGGCACCGCACTCGCAGGTTGTTGCCAGATACAGTCATGATAAATCCCGCCCGCGAAGTGTATTGGCACTATGTGGACGGCGCGTGGAAACTGGCATGGCTCCCGACAGGGGACTACCACGAAGCTGCGTGGGGGCTGCCGCCGAGTATTGAAATTGGTTATAACGGGGTTGTGCATCGTTACCTGCCTGCCGAGACTCCAACACGCACGATCAAGATATTTCTTGAGCAACAGAAGGTCGTGAAAACCGGAGCAAGCTGGGATTACGCCAAGGTAACAACAGAGGTCCATTCAGAGAGCGTTCCGATTGTCGCGACGTGGGACAGTTGGGGACCGGCCCGTAACTGGTCATTCTTCCTAGCGCCTACCAGCGTGACTAACATCGGGGCGATTGCTTCCGACACAGTGGGATTCCGGTACAGGGTCGAAGTACATACGGAAAACGGGTATTATCCACACGCGGAAAATTCGACCATGTGGCACAAGTATCCACCCGATAGCCGGGCGTGGGGCAATGCCTGGGGTGAAGGGGAGTCCGATACTTTCCAGATTGGATATGTCGTTCCGCTGGATTGACTCGTCAACGGGGATCTACCTCCCCCCATGGGCCTACCTCCCTGTCCCCCTCCCCCCTCTTTAGCCCGCTCCTCTCCTCTCTACAGTATAAAGAATTATTATTATTAGTCACTATAGAGTGGGGGGGAGAGGGGCAGGGAGGCAGGGGTGGGGGGGCCGGAGGATATGGGGAAGCTGGAGTGGTCCGAGCTGACTTGGATGTCCATAAGGCCGGGGCGGTGGATTCCGCGAGCTTTCGAATTCCGGCATGGCATAATTTGGGCTCACCCCGAGGGCCACGGCCCTCACTCCAGGAGACCATCCCATGCCCCGTACCGCCGACAAGTTCGCCTTCTTCGTCGAGATGGCGAAACAGCAGGACGAGAACAAGTACACCGACGCCCAGCTCTGTGAGCTGATGACCGAGCACTTCCCGAACTTCGCCGGTCCGCACATGATCCCCGGCTACCGCCGCGCCTACAACCTGGCGTCCAAGCCCGGCTTCGAGGCCCCCGCCACCCCGCTGCTCGCCTACGATGCCGAGGGCAACGCGATCCCCGAGGGCAAGCGCAAGTCGCCCGAGGCGAAGGCCAAGGCCAAGGCCGAGAAGGCCCCCGCCGACAACGCCCCCGCCGATGGTGACGACGCCGCCGACAAGGCTGAGTTCGAGAAGATCAAGGAGAACGCCGCCAAGGCCAAGGCCAAGAAGACGGCTGCCGCCAAGGCCAAGGCCGCCCCGGCGAAGGCGGCCCCCGCCGCCCAGGCCAAGAAGCTGGTGATCAAGAAGAAGTAAGGTGCGTCAGCCGCTCAAGCACCAAGCGGACGCGGTGGCCCGGTTCTCCTGTGAGGACCGGGCCGCCTTGTTTCTGGACATGCGTCTGGGCAAGTCCTACACGGCCATCCTCTGGGCCGCAGCGCGAGGCTACAGGCGCGTTCTTCTCCTGGCCCCGGCCACTCCCCTCCTCGACTGGGAAAAGGAGCTAGGCGAGCTCGGGGTGCCCCACCAGATGGTTTCTGGAAGCCCGGCCAAGAGGGCCTTCCAGCTGGCAAGCCCCGAGCCGGGCTGGTACCTGATGACCTATGGATCGGCTATCCGGTCCGACTCCGTCTTACAACCGTGGGACTGCGTCATCCTCGACGAGAGTACGACGATCAAGAACCCGAAGGCCGAGATCACCAAGTGGGTGTTCAAGTATCTCCACCCGTGCACCACCGGGCGGGCCGTGCTCTCCGGTCTCCCGTTCCCGCAGCGGGACACCGAACTCTGGTGCCAGATGGCGTGGGTCAGTCCGGAAAAGTCGTGGCTGGGCTTCTCGAACTTCTGGAAGTTCCGTGAAGCCTTCTGCTACCAAGCCGGGTTCGACTGGACGCTGAAGTCCGCCAAGCTGCCGATCATCAAGTCTGCCTTGCACCGGGACGCCGTCGTCCTCTCCCGAAAGGAGGCGGGCCTCCCGAACATCAAGCAGTACCAGAAGATCCGCCAGCCGCTGGACAAGCTGGCTGCGGAGGCGATGGAGGAGCTCCTCGCCACATGGGCGCTTGACGACATCGAATACAAGCAGGCCCCCGTGATCGCCGGAGTGGCGCATCGACTGGCGGGCGGCTTTTCTCCAGGAAGAGTCTACCCGTGCTGGAAGTACGCTGAGGTCCACCGGATCCTGACCGAGGAGTTCCCCGACGAGCAGGTGGTCGTCTGGTTCGCGTACAACCCAGAGCTCTTCCGGATGAAGGCTTGGCTGGAGAGCAAGGGGATCCCCTGCTCGACGTTGGTCGGGACGATGAGCCGCGCTGACCGCAAGCGGCAGATCGAGGACTTCAGAGCCGGGAGGACACGGGCCTTCCTCGGGCAGGTTCTGTGCGGCAAGTTCGGATTAGACCTATCAAACGCTGACGTGGAGGTATACTTCTCATGCCCTTACTCGTACGAAGGAAGACGCCAGTCGGAGGAGCGAATCATCCATCCGACGAAGAAGCGAGACACGCTGGTGCTGGACCTCGTGAACGAGTCATCAGCGGACGAGGCGGTCATGGAAACGCTCCGCGACCGGAAGAGCAGCGCTACCTACTTCCTGAAGAAGTTCAACGGGCTGTTCGGCGGGATGGAACGCCCTGGTGCAGCGTCGACCCGGGGTTCGGCGGGACGGGGGTAGCCTACTGGGTAGGACCGCGCCTCGTCGCCACGAAGATCATCCACGGTAGTCGGAAGGATCCTTGGTGGGCGCAGGCTCGGCATATCTGCAGGGTGCTCGCTGAAGAGCACTACCAGATCATGTTCTTCGAGCAACCGTTCTTCATCCCGGGGGCGGTTGGCAACGCCAGTCAGGATATCACAAAGCTGACCATGCTTGCTGGGACGATCCACGGCTATTTCATGGATTCGAAGAAGGTCTTCCCCGTTGAGGTGCTGGACTGGAAGGGACAGACACCGAAGGAGATCATGCACCCGCGCATCAAGGCCCGAGTGCCGCACTACCGGTGCTGGCAGGCGGGAGGCCACGACGTCGACGCCGTAGGAATCGGTCTCTGGGTACTCGGCTCACTGGGATAGCCAGAGGCTCGGTAGCCGAAAAACATGGAGCGCATCGCCCCCCGCTCGCCATAAAGGGGGGGCTGGGCCAGCATCGCTGCCCGCCAACAACCTGGAGAGCACCGCTCGTGAACACGTTCCTACCATTCGCATCCTACACCGAGAGCGCCAAGGCTCTCGACCGACTCCGTCTCGGGAAGCAGCGTCTCGAAGTTCTCCAGATGCTGGTGGCCCTACGGGTCCCGGATCGTCGCGGCTGGCGCAACCATCCTTGCACTCTGGCTTGGCGCGGCTGCTCGAACTCTCTCGTCCACTACGGCGTCGAGGTCTGTTCGGAGTGGCAGCGGCGTGGATACACGGATACCCTCCTCTCGCAGATCCGTGCCCACTTCGTCCCGATCGGGAATTTCTCACTGGAGGAGAGCCCCCGGCCCGCCTGGACGCTGGATCACCGGGTGCACGACATGTACCGCCGCCGACTGGTCACGAAGGACCGCCGCTTCTACTCGTGGAAGTTTCCAGCCTGGGCGAACCTCCCCAACCTGGACCAGACCGACTGGAGTCTCCTCAATGCTCACGTCCCCGCCGTCCCCCAACTCGCAGCCCGAAAGGCCCAGTCATGAAACTCGTGATCAAGAAGAAGGTCACTGTCGCCCCCGAGTATCAGTTCAACCCGCTGCAGCAGGGGTTATCCCAGTCGCAGGTCGGGACGCTGATGGAGTGCCAGGAGAAGGCTCGCCTCAGCACCATCCTCGGTTGGACGCCCAAGGGCAGCAGCAAGCCGCTCATCTGGGGCACCACCTTCCACGGGATGCTGGAGGCGGGATACAAGGGACTGAGGAAGACGAGGAAGTGGCCGGAGCAGTCTGCGCTGATCATGAATAGCGAGAAGGAACTGGCCGGGGAATACCCAAACCCGACGAGTACCGTCAAGGACATCATCGAGGAGTGCTTCCTCGAAACCACCCCGATCATCGGACCGTACCGGAAGAAGTGGGCGGCCCAGGACGACAAGGTCAAGTGGGTCCACGTCGAGGACGCCTTCCGCGTCCCGGTGGTCCCCGGCCTGCCCCCGATCAAGGGGAAGTACGACGCGGTGTTCGAGCACCCCCAGTTCGGCCTCAGCCTGCTGGAGACCAAGACGAAGTCCCAGATCTCCCACAACCTGACGGAGTACCTTCCACTCGACCTGCAGCTGGCGTGGTATCTGATCTCGCTGGAGAAGGAGGGGATCCGTCCGAACACGGTCTGGTACAATATCATCCGCCGCCCCGGCCTCAAGCGCGGCAAGGAAGAGACGGCACTCCTCTTCCAGGAACGCATCGCGGCCGACGTGAAGACCAGACCCGATCACTACTTCGTCCGGATCCCGGTGACTCTGGAGAAGTCTGAGATGGCCTTCGCCAAGAATCGGGTCAAGTACCTCCTCGAAGGGTACATGCAGTGGTACAATAACACCGATCCAAGGGAGCGGTGCCTCGGCTTCAACTCCGGGGCCTGCGAGGGCAAGTACGGCACCTGCTCGTTCCTCCCGATCTGCGCCAACCAAGACTACTCCGGACACTATGTCCGGGAGCACGTATCCCCTGAACTCAAGGAGCTCAAGTGAAGCACGAATACTTCTCCCCCATCGCCGACCACAAAGGCGAGCAACCGACGGTCCTCTGCGACCGTGGTCCCGACGGGATCAAAGTCAAGCTCGAACGCTGGACGCCGAACGACCCCAACATCTGGCCGAGCCTCCTGGCCCAGGCCGACGCCAGCTACGGCAACATGATCCACCCGAACAAGGCGACCCTGGACGACGGAGACCGGGAGCGCATCGCCAAGATGTTCACCGGGGCCATGCTGCCTCAGATCCTGGAGCAGTTCCAGTTCAGCTTCCGCGTCGAGGGCGTCTCCCTCAACTGCACGCACCAGATCGTCCGCACCCGTATCGGGGCCAGCTTCCTCCAGCAGAGCATGCGGAACAACGACGGCAGGCACATGCAGTTCACGATCCCGGAGGCTATCGCCCGGGTGATCAACGACGAACCTGGCAAGCGGGCCTGGGACGCCGGGAACTTCAACAGTCTGTTCGAGAAGTACTGCCGCGTCTTCAACGTGGACTACTTCCTCCCACCCCACGGCGTCCCCAAGGAGGTGGCCCGGGAGATCCTCGAAGACTCGCTGAAGATCCAGAAGGCTGTGTACGCGGCCCTCCTCGACAGCGGCGTCCACTTTCAGGATGCTCGGCGCTACCTCGCCAGTGGTCACCAGTCCTACCTCTGGTGCAACTACAACTGGCCAGCCCTGAAGGGTGTGGTCAGCAACCGCACCGAGCACATCGTCATGGACTGGGAGATCGACTGCGTCGCCCAGCTGATGATGCGCGAGGTCTGGCGGAACTGCCCGTGGTTCATGGCCCACGGCCTCGGGTCCGCCTCCGACTCGCGGGGCAAGGAGGCCTACGCGGAGGTCGCCGACTGGCCCAGCTGCCAGAAGTGGCCCGGTCCGACCCGCGAACGGAAGCCGCTCTTCTCCAACGAGCAGTGCCCGTTCTGGGTTCTCTCGCCGGAGTCGCTGGTGAAGGACGGCCCTCCTGTCTGGATCAAGACGGACGGGGTGTTCCCCCACAAGATCTGGTGCCAGATCGCGAAGGACTTCGTCCCGAACCACCCGTGGCTGAAGAAGTTCATCGAGCAGGGGGTCGCATGAAGCTCGCGATCAAGCCCAAGGCCCCGGCCTACGTCCTGCCAACCGAACAGAACGAACCGTCCGACACCATCGGGTCCTACTCGATGCTCCTGTACGGACGGAAGAAGATCGGCAAGACCAGCCTCGCTGCCGAGTTCCCCGGGGCATTCATCATCTCCTGCGAGCCGGGGGCGAAGGCCCTGCGGGTCTACAAGGAGGAGGTCCGGGACTGGATCAAGGCGCAGCAGGTGATCGACGCGGTCTGCAAGTCGGACCGCTTCGAGACTATCGTGGTCGACACCATCGACCTCCTGTACGACTTCATCTTCGACCAGATCTGCACCAAGCAGATGATCGAGCACCCGAACGACGAGAACGACTTCGGCGCGACGTGGCGCAAGATCCGTAAGGCCTTCCGCATCGAGATCCAGAAGCTGCTCACCTGCGGCAAGGGGGTCATCTTCCTCAGTCACGACACGGAGCGTGAGGTCGAGGACCGGGAGGGTGGGAAGTTCGACCGCATCCAGCCGACCATGGCCAAGCAGGCGATGGAAGAAGTCGAGGGGGTGGTCGACCTGATCGGCCTCTACGACTACGACGGCGACAAGCGGGTGCTCCGAGTGGCTGGGGACCAGTTCATGGTCGCCGGTTGCCGGTGCAAGGAGAACTTCATCCGCAAGGGCGGCGAGGCCGGGGAGGCCGCCGACCGCATCCGCGTCATCGACATGGGCTCCTCTTCCCAGGAATCCTATGCTAACCTCGTCAACGCATTCAACAATCAACAGGTCCTCGTGGATCTGCCTAAGCCGGAGAAGGTCAAGAAGGTCTTGACCAAGCTGGCACCAAACAAGCCCAACTCCAAGGAGTAACCCATGGGCCGTCTCGGAATCAAACTCAACAAGAACGTCTTCGCCGCTGGCAAGGAGAAAGCCAAAGCCTCCGGCGAATACAACGACGTGACCCTGGAGCCGGGTCGCTACGTCTGCATCATCCGCAAGGCCCGTGCGCAGGAGGTCAAGGGGAACCCCAAGATCATCTTCGACCTGGAGGTCGCCGGTGAGACGGAGAAGGCGGGCGGCACCATCTCGGTGTGGTTCGACCTGTCCGAGGAGAAGATCCACCACCTGCTGAAGACCCTGAACAAGCTCGGCTACGATATCGACTCCCTCGACGACGAGGACACGCTGGCCGACATGCTGGAGAACATCGAGGAGACCACCCCGGTCGTCCGCATCACCGCCAAGCAGGGCGGCGAGTACGTGAACTACTACATCGACAAGAAGCTCGATGAGCTCACGGCGGCCGAGGTCGCGGCTGGTGGCGGCGACGACGGTGGTGAGACCGCCAAGGATGAAGAGGCGTCGGGCGGCAAGGCCGGGATCAAGGCTGACAGCCCTCCGGCCAAGGCGGCGGCTGCCAAGGCGGCGGGCAAGAAGACCCCGGCCCCCGAGCCGGAGCCGGAGCCGAAGACGGACCGGGAGAACCTGGCGATGGCGCTGGAGACCATGGACAAGAAGGCGCTCCAGGAGTACATCACCGACAACGAGCTGGAGATCCTGGTGAAGAAGGCGGACAAGGAGGAAGACGTTCGCGTCAAGATCCTCGACGCCAAGTACCCCGAGGGCGGCGACAATCCCCCGGCCGACCAGGACAACCCGCCCGCCGAAGAGGAGGCCAGCATCGTGCCGGGCCTCAAGTGCAAGGCCAGCATCAAGGGCAAGGTCGTCGACGTGACCGTCGTGTCCGTGGACGAGGCTGCCGGGACCGTGAAGGTCAAGGGGCCGCTCGGAGTCGTCTCCGTGCCGGTCGCCCAGCTGTCGCTCTAGGCTGATCCTAGGTGGTGCGTGGCTACGCTCGTAGGCCACGACCATATCCTGCGAGCCGCGTGGCCCCGGCGATACGGGGCGTTAACCTTCTTCCCAGGAATCTTCCCATGGTCGAGCCAACCAGGATCTACCTCGCCGGACCGTTCTTCAACGCGGCCCAGATCGAGCTGATCAAGACGATCGAGGACACTCTCGAGTCTTACAACATCCCCCACTTCAGCCCGCGCAAGCTCGGTCTGAACTCCAATCCATCCACCACCAAGCCGACCCCCGAGCAGGCGGCCAACATCTTCAAGGCGGACTATCAGGAGATCTGCCGGAGTACGCACGTGCTGGCGGTGGTCGACTGGGCGCTGCCCCCGGGGCAGAGCGTCCACTTGATCCGGGAGGGGACGACCGCTTCGATGGACCACGTCTCCCCGGCCCTCAACATCCCCGACAGCGGGACCGTCTGGGAGATGGGCTGCGCCTACGCCCTCCGCGTCCCGGTCATCCTCTTCACCGCCAACCCCAGCAAGCAGATGAACCTCATGCTGACCCAGTCGGCCAAGGGCTGCCTCTACGGGATCGATCACCTCCAGACGTACCTCGGCAATGGGCTCGACCAGGCTTGGCTCGAAGGCTGGAAGGGAGACCATCGGTGAGGAATCGCAAAATCGGCATGAGGAATCCTGGACCTCGTGGTCGTAAGGTACACTGCCGTTGCAATGTATTCAAGTCCACCGTGACTAACCCGCACCTGTACGAGTGCCGCTACTGCGGTGGAAAGTTCGTGGTGACACCATGATCCTCAACGTCCGAGAGATGATGGTCGGCAAGCCGATCAAGATGCGGTACGTATACCGCTTCCAGGCCTGCCGAGTCAACGACCGGGAGTCAATCATCGAGCACACGGGTTTCGTCGGTATGTACGCCATGCTCATCGCCATGTACGTCGAGGAGACGACGTTGAACCTGCGGGTGGACTACAAGATCCTCATGCAGCGGGCGATGGTCCACGACATGGAGGAGGTCGTCACCGGCGACTTCCCCCGTCCGTACAAGTACAGCAACGAGGAACTCAAGCAGGCCCTGGACCGGGCGGCCCCCATGGCCTTCCGCGAGGTCATCACCGGGTTGGTGGACAAGAAGACCCAGGGGATCCTCGGGAAGGTTTGGGAGCAGGCGAAGGCGGACGACCTGGAGGGGAACATCCTCCTCCTGGCCGACTTCCTCAGCGCCCTCTCCTACATCGTCCAGGAGGTGCAGGCCGGGAACAAGAGCATGCAGTCCCAGAACTGGACGCTCAGGCAGGCTCTCGACCACATCGAGACCAAGGTCAACACCGCCCTTCACCCCCTGGTCGAGCAGGCCCGGGCCGTCATGCTGGAGTACATCCCGTGATCGACCGCCCCGCAATCGAAGCCGTCCACCAGATGATCGTCGAACGCGGCCAGGGGTACGGCGATCCTCAGGCCGGGGGGAAGGCCCTCGGGAAGACCTGGGCTGGGATCCTCTCGGACGCCCTCCAGACGGAGATCCCGGACCTCTCGCCTAGGGTGGTCTACCTCATGATGGCGGCCCTCAAGCTCAACCGGGCGGCCCGCCCTTTCAAGTTCTCCCAAGACGACTACGTCGACGGGATCGCCTACCTCCACCTCGCAGAGAACCACAAGGTGTCCAATGACAAGACCTGACCTCGCCTACTACGGCAAGATGCTCCACCGCGAACTCGGTCCGATCGCCGGGCAGGTGGAGCTCACATCCTCCTGCTACCAGGAGTGCGCTCACTGCATGTCGTGGCGGGACCACCACTCCGGGGTCGAGAAGGGTGTGTGGACGTACATCCAGATGGTCAAGCTCCATGAAGAACTTTCGGCTGCTGAGACCTTCGAGCACCTGAGTCTCACCGGTGGAGACCCGCAAGCCTGGGCTCCACTATGCGACTACCTGGAGTACCACAAGACCTCCGGCGAGCCGTACGGGCTGCAGTGCAACACCACACTCATGCGGAAGCTCCGGCCCGCCGAGCATGGGATGTGGGACTCGGCGTTCGAGGACATCCGTCTCTCGCTCGACGCGATCACCCCGGCTACCTACCTCGCCACCCGTGGGGTGGAGGCTGACCCGATCGAGATCCTGGAAAGGTGCCGCGCCTTCCAGCAAGCCCGGGTGGCGATCAACGTCTGCGTCCAGCCCTCCAACATCGACGAGATCCCTCAGTTGATCGAGACGGTGGCTCGGGACTTCAAGTTCATCCGGAAGATCATGCTGCTGATCGTGATCGGCCCGGACTCCCTCTCCCAGGAATTCTTTGACAAGTGGGCGTGCCTCGTACAGGACGAGATTCACACCCATCGGGACGTGCAGGTCTCCTGCGCCGAGGATCCTCGGGATGTCCGCAAGGCCCTGGCCTCCGGGGCGTACGACAAGCTCAAGTGCCGCGTCGGCGGGTCTACCTTCCACATCAAGGCCAACGGGGATATCTACCCCTGCTGCCTGACGGGCGGTGAAGCCATCGAGACGGTCCGGGCCTTCCGACTCGGGAACTTCCACACCGACGGATTGATCGACCCTCTCAGCTTCTACAACCGTGGTTGTCACTACGGGCCGGGGTCGGTCTGCACCAAGATCTGCCAGTGGAAGCAGTTCAACATGAACAAGATCGCGGAGGAGGCGTCGAAGATCAGCCTTTCGATGCCGTGAAGCTCGCACGTCTGATCGACCACCGATGCCTGAAGGGGTTCCCCTTCAGTACCCCGGAAGGCTGGGTCGTGACGGACACGGAGACCACGGGCCTCGACCCGTGGCGCTCCGGCTGCCGTCCCTTCGCCTTCAGCTTCGCCAACGCGGACGGGGAGACGGCCTACGCCCGACTGGCCGTGAACCCCCGCACCCGGCAGGTGATCGTCGACGAGGACATCCTCGCCCCGATCCGCGAGATCATGGAAGACCCATCCACGACGAAGGTCCTGCACAACGCGATCTTCGATCTCCGTATGTACCTCATGCTGGGGATCGAGGTCGCCGGGCCGATCTTCGACACGATGGTCGGCATGCATGTGATCAACCCAGACGAGATGCAGTACGGGTTGAAGTACCTCGGGAAGAAGTACCTCGGAGTCAGCGACGCGGACCAGAAGGACCTGGAGGAGTCGGTCAAGAAGATCCGCGCTCAGGTCGGCTGGGCGAAGAAGCGGGTGGAGGCGGGGAACCCCCGACCAGGGGACGAGTGGTTGTCCACCTGGACCACCGCCCCCGACGATGTCACCAATGGCAAGGACGCCTCCCGTGCGGACTACTGGATGGGGGACGTGGCCGCTTGCGAGAAGTACGCCCGTCTCGACGCCTACCGGACGGCGGTCCTCTTCGAGAACGAGAAGGCGGCCCTGGACCAGGACAAGGAGGACGGCGGCCATCTCTGGGACTGCATGAAGTCCGAGATCGAGCTGCAGCCTAACCTCTTCGCGATGGAGAACCGGGGGATCGCGATCGACATCGGGCACACCATGAAGCTGCGGGAGGGGTACCACGGGTTCGCCGTGGAGGCCAAGCAGAAGCTGACCGAGATGGGTCTGGCAGACCTGAACCCGAAGTCTCCGAAGCAGGTGTCGGCCTACTTCTTCGGGGAGCGCGGACTTAAACCCAATGAGTACTCAACTAACGATGAGGGGGAATCCGTCGCCTGCGTCCACTGCGCGACCCAGGTTGTTGGTTCTGATGGCAAGCCCGTCCGCCGGGAGACGATGACCAAGACTGGCAAGAAAATCATGCGGGCCATCAAGCGCTCCCCGGGCTGCAAGATCTGCCAGATGACCGGGAAGAACCCGACCTGCGACGGGGAGTACTTGCAGAAGATCGCGTGGCGCTTCGACAAGGCGCAGGACAAGATGGTGGTGAACGACGAGGCCGCCTACTGGATGCTGCGGTACGACGGATCGAAGCACATGCTGGTTAACTTCTTCGACGTCTACCTCGCGCTGGCCGACGAGGACCCGTACTCCTCTCCAGGAAACAAGCGGCTGCACCCCAACTACAAGCAGACCGGGCCGGTGACGGGCCGCCTTGCCTGCGAGAGGCCGAACCTGATGCAGGTGGCCTCGGACGACACGCCCCGCAAGCACTCCGACATCAGCTACCGGACCCGCGAGTGTTTCGTCGCCAGGGAGAACTACTACCTCTACCTGCCGGACTACTCGCAGGTCGAGATCTGGCTCTTCGCCTCCCTGGCGAAGGACAAGACCATGCTCAACATTCTCCTGTCTGGCCGAGACTTCCACGGTACCATCGCCCACACCGTGTGGGGGAGCGAGTTCGACCTGGACGAGGCCCTCCGGTGCAAGAACATCCCGGAGTCCGAGCTGTCCGAGAAGGAGCTGAAGAACCTCAAGACCTACGTGAAGTACCGTAAGCGTTCGAAGATGCTGATGTTCGGCAAGCTCTATGGCGGCGGCCCGGGGGCCATCGGGGATCTGCTCCAGACGTCCGAGAAGGAGGCGCAGATCTTCATGGACGACTACGACCGGCGTCTTCCGGGTATCCCTCGCTTCATGAAGGAGTGCATCCGCACCGCCCGGGAGAAGGGGTACATCCTGAACCCGTTCGGTCGGAAGTTCCCGATCCCCCGGGGGCTGGCCTACAAGGCCACCAACTACGAGATCCAGGGGACCGCCGCCTCCGTCATGAAGCGCAGCATCAACCGGATCTGTGCTCTCTCCAGGACGAAGCGGTATGGAGGGCGGATGTTCCCCCTCCTCAACATTCACGACGAGCATGTGATCGAAGTCCACAAGTCGATCCACGGAAAGCAAACCATGCAAGACATCATCAAGGCGATGCAGGGCGACGACCATCTTCACCTCGGATGCCCCGTCCCCCTCCCCGTCGGTATGAAGTTCACCAAGACCCGTTGGTCTGATGTCGAAGAGGTGAAGAGCCTGTGAGCATCGAGATCTATACCCAAGTCGGACTTGAACTCGCCAAAGTCGGGAGCCAGCTCCTGGGTGAATGCCCGTTCTGCGGCAAGACTAAGTTCTATGTCGACCCCAACACCACCAAGTACGACTGCAAGGTCTGCGGCGAGCACGGAAACGACAGCACGATCGTCGGACGGCTAGCCACAGAGGTGTGGCGGCCCGCCCTCACGGACGAGCATGTGGCTGCCCTCAGCCGCTATCGGAAGGGACTACCGGAGGACTCCTTCTGGTTGACCGAGACGCTCGGATGGAACGAAGCGCGGGAGTGCTATGTTTGGACCGTGCGGATGGCCGACGGGAGGGTCCGGGGATACCGATACTTCACCATCCCGAAGAAGGGGAAGAACGCGATCCACAACTCGGGCGGCGGCAAGACCGGCCTCCTGGGATCTGAGCTCCTGGCTGTCCCCGAGCGGAAGAACGAGACGGTCTACATGACCGAGGGCGAGTGGGACTTCCACGCGACCATCTGGCTCCTGATGGTCGTCCGGCAGGATGGGATCGTTATCTCTGTCCCCGGGGCAGGGGTCCTCCCGGACCAGATCCTCGGAGACCTTGCCGGTCGGAACATCGTCCTCCTCTACGACAACGATCAAGCCGGGCAGAACGGATGCTACTCGGCGTGGTCGAAGCTCAAGGCTTCCGCCCGGTCGGTCAAGTGCCTCCACTGGACGAAGGAGAAGAAGGATGGGTACGACCTCAGCGATCTGGTGATGGAGAACGTTCGTAAGCCCAAGGACGCCTTCGGGTACATCCAGGCCCAGACCAAGGACAAGCCAGCCAAGGAGCCACCCGCTGTGGCCGCCCGGCAGGCGGCGATCAACGCCAAGCAAGCGGACCAAGAGAAGCTGACTCCGGCCACTGTCGAGGAGCTTCATGCCGTATACAAGCGTTGGCTCTGCCTAGAGAACACCGACCTCCTGGACGTGGCCATGGGCTGCCTCTGGACCTGCCACCTTCCAGGAAATCCGATCTGGCTCTTCATCGTCAGCCCTCCCAGCAGCAGCAAGTCCGAGGTGCTGGTGCCAGTCTCGGACTGGTGGCGCTGCTACGCCCTTAGCAACGTGTCGTCCAAGGGGCTGGTCTCCGGCTTCGCGGGGCAGGCCGGGTCGGACCCATCCCTCCTGGCGAAGATGGACGGGGTGCCCGGGGCGTTGATCGTGAAGGATCTCACCCCGCTGATCCAGTCGAATCCCGTGGAGCGGGACGAAGTCTTCGGGATCCTCCGCGACGCCTACGACGGGTCGTGCTCGAAGGACTTCGGCAACGGTCTTCGTCGGGAGTACAAGAAGTTGAACTTCGCCATCCTGGCTGGCGTCACTCCGGCTATCGATGCCATGTCCCACGTTGCCATGGGAGAACGCTTCCTCAAGTTCCGCCCAGACAAGGAGACCCGCCGGGCGGACGAAGAGGCTCGGGCCATCAGGGCGATCCAGAACACGTCCATACTGGAGAAGATGCGGGAGGAGCTACGGGACATTAGCGTCCGTTGCCTCCTCCGCCCGTTTGACAAGGAGCGGGTCCCATCGCCCGACCCTGAGGCCATGGAGTTCCTGGCCCGTCTCGCCCAGCTGACGGCTTGGATGCGTGGCACCACGCTGATGGACGAACGGTCGGGGAAGTCGATCGCGGCCCCGATGGTGGAGGCGTGCCCCCGTCTCGCGATCCAGTTCGTGAAGCTCTCCCAGGGGATCGCCCTGCACCTCGGCGTTGACAGCATCTCCGACCAACGGGTCAAGTCGCTCATCCGTCGGGTGGCCCTCCACACCGGGGATGCGATCACGATCCACGTGTTCCAGACCATCTGGCGCATCGGGGTTCCTACGAACAAGAAGGAGGTCGTCCGGATCCTTAGGACGTACAACTTCACGACCGTCAGCGCGGTCTTCGACAAGATGGTCGCCATTGACCTGATCAGCCGTGTTGGAGACATCGAGTACAGGGTGTCGGAAGACGCAGCCCGGCTTGTGGAGAGCACCAAGCTGTTCGACGGCCTCCCGCGCTCTGACCCCTTCTGGAAGGCCTAGGCGGGGCGGCGGGGCGGGCTAGCGGGTTAATTCCTAGGGGGGTAGGGCTAGCGATCGGCCCGGGGGCGGGGCGATGGGGGCCGAGGCTCCGATCGCCCCGCCTAGGGGCCTAGGATCGCATCCCCTAATTGGACGTCGGGTCTGGTAGAGTGTCCAAGCAGAGGGGGGTGTCCAACACCCCGTCCAATGATATCAAGTTACCACCACTGGTCAGATACGTCTTGATCTCCTTCACGTCAACGTCGAGCGTCCCGGTCTTCTTGGTCCCGTCATCCATGACGGCGACCAAGTGGATGCGGGCCTTCATGGAGGCTGTGCGGAGCGGGGTCGTCATGACCGACCCATGCACTTCGGGCAGACGTCGATCCCCCGGGACTTGATGTTCCACCCAGCCGCAATGGCTGCGGCTCGATTGAGGACCACCTTGACCCTGCACCTTACGCAGTACCGCTCCTTCGGCTGATGCCCGGGACGGCGACTGACATCGAAGAACTGGTTAGCTGCGTTCCGGTGGACCTTGAGGTGCGGGTTGGCCTCGATCAGGGTGTCGAGGTCCAACCCCCGGGGGATGTAGATACGGATCAAGGTCATGGGAGCACCCCGGTCTCCAACGCCGTGCGGCCGATGTCGGTGATCATCCACCCCTGGCTCGACTGCATGATACACTGCCTCCCGAGGAGGCGGCGGGTGGTCTCCACCGTGACGCACTTGACGTCAAGGTCGGCGGCGATCATCGACCCGGTCATCCCATGCCCCCTCAACTTGAGGAGGGCGAGGACTCTACGTTGGAATGGCGAGAGTCTCACCGCACCACCACCCGCTGCATCTTTGCGATGTTGCGGAGGCGGCGGGCCTCCCGGTACGGGGCAGCGATGGCGTCCTGCTCGGCCTTCCACTGGGCCGTGGTCTCCTCCTCCCGCCTGCGGCGGGCCTGGGCCGCTGCCTCCCGCTCCCGCCGCTTCTCGGCGATCTCCTCGGGAGTCAGTCTGGTCTCGTCTGCGAGGGTCCCGGAGAGAGCCGCCGCAACGATAGCCATGGTGAGGGCGGCCCGGCTCATCCCTCGTACCCCTTGTACATCTCCTCGGGCTTCAGGGGCCGGATGGCCAGCATCACGAGGACGCCGTTCGTGGTGGCTTCTTCCAGGAACGTTTCGGTGTGCGGGGCCTTCGGGACGGCCTTCTCGGCCTCCTGCATCTGGAGCTTGACCTTCTCGGCCAGCTCCCGCCCGCAGGCCTCCAGCATCGCTCCCTTACCGGCCCGGTAGAGGTCGAACGAGAGGCCGTCGACACGCATGCTGATGGTGTAACCCCGGTTCGAAGGGGTGACGGGTTCGACGCCCATCTTGCCGATGTGGTAGAGTGCGAAGAGGGTCCGGGCCATATCCTCCACCTCCACCCCGGTCGGGGTGGGGTGTTCGTCGCAGAAACGGGAGAGGGCGTCGACGGCCTTCTCGATGAGAGGGTTGCTCATGTTATTTCACCATGGCCAGGAGGTGGGGGATCTGGGAGTCGAGGGTGGTGCGGCGGTCGCCGTTGCCGTAGACTTCCTGGGAGAGTCGGGTCACGCCGGTGACCATCCCCCAGACCGTACGGGGGTTCACCCGATCGGCATCGCGGGATGCGGCGAGGTGGTAGGCCGCCATCAGGTCCTTCTGAGGGATCTTGACACGGCGGTTCTTGAACACCGCCTCGACGGTCTCCAGGGCGTTCTTCCCCAGCTCGACCGTCTTGGCCATCTCGATGGTTCGAACCATTTCACGGGTGCCGTTCTGGATCCAGAGATCCAGGTCCTGGGCCACCGCCTCGATCGCCCGGGTCTCGGCCTGCTTGCCGAGGTGGCGGATGCTGATCTCCTTGATGTCCTTGACGTCCCACACGATATGGTTGCCGCAGACGTGGTCGTAGGCGAACATCACGATCTCGCAGCTGCCGTCGCCGACTTCGGTGTTGCGGAAGAAGGCCCCGCGCTGGAGCACCTGCCCGGTGCCGACGTCGATCTCGCCTCCGCCCTTGACCATGAACACGAACATGTTCCGGTCTCCGAGGTAGAGACCCGCCGGGGCGATCGGGTCGCCCTCACCGAGTCCCCAGCCGACCTTGGCGGTCTTCCAACGGACGACGTCCTCCTTGGAGACTCGGCGGGTCCGTGCGGCAGCGGTGCGGCCATTCGGGCGGCCCGGGGGCACGATCCATCCCCGGGATTCGAGTCCCTGCAACCCTTCGACGATCTTGTGGTTCGGGATGTAGCCGTACTTGTTCGACACGAGGCATTCGACCCGGCCCAGCGAGACGTGGGCGACGCACTCCTTGGCGAAGTGCCGACGGTTGTCCTCCTCCGAGAGGTGGAAGTTCAGGAGGTCGGCGGCCCGCTCGGCGGGCAGCGTCTGCAGGTACTCGGCCGGAGCGCCGAGCTTCCCGGCGATCTGCCGGAAGGACCAGTCGGTGAAGACCTGGTTGGCGTGGCCGGGGATGTTGAGTAGGAGGCCCCGGTCGGAGGTGGCGTGGAAGGCCAGCTTCTCGGGCGGGGCCTCGATGCGCTGACGGTTCTGGTGTTGAGCCAGAGATGCGAGGTACAGGGCGTTGAGGTCCCAGTAGCGTTCGTCATCGGGGCGCGAGGCCCACTGGTTGCTGGCGGTCATGAGGTCGGGCATGGTGTTCTCCTTGGCGCTGTGCGCCGGGGGGATTATGAGCATCGGGCATCCGATTGCTCGGGCTATTTTCGGGACGTCTTAGGTGTGCTCGGACAGGGTACGGACAAGGAACCAGGTGGCTTCGTCGGGGGCCTTCAGGTGGGTGATGAGTTTCTCGGCGATCTGGATGGCCTCCGACCAGCCCATGTCGCGGAGCGGGACGTAGCAGTATTCCAAGTCCTTGTCCGGGGTGTCGACGATCTGGATGAAGATCAGCGGGCAGCCCTCCTCGGGGCAGCCGCCGAGGGTCATGACGAACGTGTCGTCATAGCAGATCATCGGCTCGTTGGTGCCGAACTTCTCGGCCCCGGCGAAGCCGTGCCAGTCGGAGGCGGTGAATGGTTTGAGGTTCATACGGTGATGTCCTTCCTGGTAGTGATGAGGCCTTCGTGAGGTGCTCCGTCGACGCGGAGGCCGACGTTGTACCCGTCGTAAGGAACGAAGTTGGTGACCGTGGCCCGACGGCCATCACGGAGCTTGACCCGAGTTCCTTTCTTCAGGAACCCCGGGAGGAGGTGCTGGGTCTTGATCAGTTCCTGTCCGTAGGCGAAGAGCTCACCGATCGTGGCCCCCGGCCCCGGGTGCTTCGGGATCTTGACAGCCCACGGCTGGCGGGTGATCTTCACGACGGACGTCCGTTCGACAGGACCATGCAGAACGCACCGGACAGGATCCAGAGGGAGGCCCCGGCGGTGTCCGCGAAGCCGGTGGATGCGAAGACCCCGCCGGTCAGCGCGAGGGCGGCCCCGATCACGAGGAGGGGAACGCGCCTCACCGGACGTCCCTCCAGCAGACGCGGTTGACGGTCTTGGAGACCTGAGGCTGGGAGATCCGGAGGAGGCGGCCCACGAGGGCCTGGGGGAATCCATGCCGGACGAGGCGACGGCAGGTTCGAACGTCCACGGGCGGGCGGAGCTTAACCACGGTTCACCCGGCGGAGAGACTCGATGGCCTCGTTGATCGCTTCGTTCATCTCGGTGTTCTCGTCGTCCTTCTCCTTCAGTGCGTCGCAGACCTCGCAGACCCGGTTCGGGAGCGTTTCCTGCCGGCGGTTGTCCACCTCGTCGCAGCCGTCCAGGGTGGCCTCGATCGCGTCGAGGTCCTCCTCGTATCGGTTGGCGTCGTCGATGACATTCTCGAGACGCTGGAGGATCTGGTCCGGCTGGTCGCCGAGGCTGCCGCCCTTGACCTTGGAGTCGAAGAGGCGGTGGATGGCGGACTGCAGGTCGGTGTCGTGGCGGCTGGCCTCCATGCGGGCGACGGTCTCACGGATGACCTCGATCACCGGGGTCTCCGGGACGCCGATGATCTTGGCGAAGTCGATGGGGATGATGGTGGGCCGACCGTCGGCGTCCACGTGGGTGAGGAAGGTGATGGGTTGCATGGGGTTCCTAGTCGTTGTAGATGGTGAGGGTGGAGGTGGGGGTCGTGTAGACCCAGTAGGTCTCGCCGTGGTCGGAGCAGCGATCCCACGGCACCCGGGCCGGGAAGCCCGGGGGCATGACGAAGGCGCTGTCGTTCGGGCTGACCCCTGGCTTCAGGTGCAGCTCGGAGGCGTCGACCGCCCAACCGGCCGAGGTCTTCACCCAGGGATTGTTGGACGGTTTGGCGAGCTTGCTAAGTTGCTGGGCGACGGCGGCTTCGAAGCCGTGGTGGGCGGCGAGGTAGTACCGGTAGGACTCCTGCAGCTTCTCGTAGCTGACGTTCGAGAGAAGTTGGCACTGCTTGGCCGAGTTCGTCATGACGAGGAGAGCACGGTCGAGGTGGTCGGTCATAAGATCCCTTCCAGCGCGGCCCGGGTCTCATCGCACGCGTCGTCGAGCTTGGCCTGGGCGGCTTCGAGGGCGTCGTCGCTCTCGAACCCGGCTTCGCACGCCTTGGCGCACGACTCCAGTTCGTTGGCGGCAGTCCGGGCGGCAGCTGCCCGGGTCGCCATGATGAGGTATGGACTCACCGGAACATCTCCGGGTGGCGGTCCTTCAGACTGCGGCCGAGGTCGGCCTTGCCGCTGGTGGTGGCGGAGACGACGTCTTCGTTGCGGTTGTCCACCTCCGTCCAGCCCTCGGGGCCGGGGGCCGGGGCCGGGGC